GTCAAGTTCTTTCATCAGAAGCTTGATCAGAGTTGTCTTGCCGGAACCACTGCTTCCAACAACAAAGACGAATTCTCCTTTATCTACATGTAAGTTGGCATGGTTCACTGCCGGAAGGCCTTTGCCATACGATTTGCTTACATCAATGATATCAATCATCGTTTCCATAATCTCCTCCTGTATATATACATAAAAAATGCTGCCAGCGTACCGGCAGCATCTTATTGCTTTCTGCGGTATAATTTATTAACATTTCGTAACAATGTTGTAACATATTTCTATGCAGAATGCAACCCTTTTTATTGATTTCATGGAATTTTTATATTTGGCATTAATACTCCAAGGTTTCCATATACTTCATAAAACAATTTCAAGTTTTTTGGTGTATTCCACAGTTGTCTATTCTATCCTAGAATCCTTGTAATTGCAACGTTTATCTGTGTTTTAACTTTATTTTTGTGTTCTATTATTTCCTATTATACTATACCGTTTTCTACAAATGGTAGGCAAATCGTAGGCAAAAAGATGATACAATATTTCTCCGGCAGATGGGTACCTGCCGGAGTTTCTTCTTAATTATATTACTGTTTCTTCAGACATTTCTTTGCAACAAATCCATAGTACTTGCCTGCAATCCGGATGTAGTTCCATTTCGATTTATCTGCTGCCCTGATGGTATCGCATACATCTACCAGATTTCCTTTCTTCAGAAGCGGCCACTTCTTAATCTTCGGATTCTCTGTGCCAGCCCATGAACGCACATTGAGTTCTGTTGCTGTAACTTTCGCTACATACTTCGGTGTCTTGTTCAGCTTAATTGCCGTCGCTGTTGATGTCTGATCTGCGGTTGCACCGTAATCGATCCAGACATATCCGTCAATCGCGGAATCTGTGAGTTTATATTTTTTGTTCCGGCATGATCCACCATTAGCCACTACTCCCGGAGCACTGGAAGTGTTACCTTCGTTTGTATATACGTACTTTGCATCGTATGTGCGCACGGATCCGATGTGCGCGCCGTTCCGGAAGATGATCAGCGCGCCTTTCTTTGGTGTCTTCTTCCATGTGCCGTTTGCTTTTGCATGCCTGGTTACGCTCTGGCAGTTGTAGAAGCCACCGCCCATGATTTCCAGTGCTTTTTTCAGTCCAAATACTTTTACCAGTTTCCAGAACTGATATACTGAGCACCATGGCTGTCCCTGGCATCCCGGCTGGCCTAAGTTATTGATATCACGGGCAAACAGTGTGTAATTGTTGTAGCCTGCATTACGCTGGAAATCATCCAGATATGCAAGTGTACCTTTTTCCAGATACGGTTTACCAGTTCCTTCACCGGCATAAAAATCACCGAGGTCATTAAATTCCTGCAGTTTTGTTTTTGTTGCCACCGTTGTTTCCTCCTTCTTTGGTTCTGCTTTTGTTTCTGCGTAATCTTTATAGAAAACATTCCGGTCTACTTTTGTGGAGATTCCTGGAATCGTTGCTTTACTGGAATACTGCCATCCAATTCCAAAATCCGGCCGGAGTCTTTCCTGCAAGGTTCCGTTGTCATTCGCCGGATAGCGGGCAATCCAGAAGTCATGTTTTTTCAGATGACTACAGATTACATTTACATACCAGTCTACATTACAGTAGATTGCAAACTTGTACCCTGCTGCTTCAATGATCTTCCGGAAAGCATCAGCCATTTTGTGGATACTCTCTGCTCCGAGTGTTCGCTGGTTGTGATGTTCCAGATCGAGGAATACCGGATACTGAATCTTCCGGCCATTCAGAGTTGAAACTACCTTACGGGCTTCGCTCTGGATCTCCGCGATAGTCATAGCATAGGAATATTTGTACACTCCAACAGGGATCTTGTGTTTATTGCATCCGGTCAGGTTTGCTTCAAAATATTTATCCACTATGTTTCCTGCTTCTGTGATCCGGAGAATAGCGAAGCCCATGCCATAATCGGCTACCTTTTTCCAGTCGATCTTACCCTGCCATGCTGAGACATCAATTCCTTTTATTTCCATCTGTCTTCCCTCCTGCTATATAGTAAGCAGGGGACGATCACTCGTCCCCTGAAGCTTTGTTATATTTTGTACGGTCCCAGATATCTTTTACTTTCTCCCAGCCGCCGGTTGCTACCAGATAAACAATAAATGCGGCCAAAAACGAAGAAAAGATATAGTACCAGGTGATTGCAATCTTATAATATGTACACATGACCACTACCGCCACAGGGCACAAGATCAGTGACGTGACCAGTGCAACAATGCTGGTTGGAATCTTGTTGAGCTTCGGAAGCTCTTTAATCACCTGCACAACAATTGACACCATAAAAGCAAGCACTCCGAGTACTGCAAGTCCATAGGTTACATACTGCATCATTACATTCATATCCATGTTCATTCTCCTTTGCGTTTGATGTGTAATTCATCAATTTCCTGTTTCATTTTAGTCACCATCCCATTCCCACCCAGAGCATGATAAGCATCATACATCTCGCAAAAATTCTGGTACGCATATGAAGGGATATCTCCCAGCTGCATATACTTTGTATGATACTCGATCAGCTGTGTACGGAGCAGGAGCATTGTTCCCTTGCTGTTGGCATCACGGTCCTTTTTCTGGTTCTTCAGGAGCCAGACGATATACCCCAGAAGGATAGGTAATGCAATGGTATAGGTCCGTATTAATAATTCATTCACTCTTTCACACTTTCTCCGGTCTTGCGCCGGCGCAAATTTGCATTAAAATAAGAGCCTTGCGGCTCTGCTCTGATTTTCATATCTACCTCCTATATTGCATACTTACGGTATGCATTCTTCACGTTATTCTGGTTGATGTAACAATAGATCTGTGTTGTCTTAAGATCTGTATGACCTAATATCCTGGCCACATCCTGTATATCCATTCCACGGTCAAGCAAATTAGTTGCAAGTGTTCTCCTGAAACGGTGTGGATGCACGTTTTCTACTCCTGCTGCCGTTCCAATCCGCTTAAGTGCCGCCTCGATTCCTGCTTTGGTCATTCTATCCGTACCACGTCCAGCAAACAAAGCTGTGCTAGTATCGCTGCGGTTGTCCAGATATGTCTGCAGGTGCAAAAGAGCTACATCTGTAAGATACACAGTCCGCTCCTTGTTCCCCTTTCCGAGTACAATACATTCGCCAGTACTCCGATCTATGTCTGAGGTGTCCAATTCGGACACCTCTGTAACACGGCAACCGGTTGAATATAGAAATTCCACCAGTGCACGGTCTCTTGCATTCGTGCATGCTTTTCTAATTAGTTCCATCTCTACCGCACTAAAAGGCTTTTTGATCTGTTTCCGACTCTTGATCTGACTTAATGCAGCGCAAGGGTTTCTGTTGATCAGTCCTTCCGCTGTCAGCCATGAGAAGAATCCACTGTAGCACCGTCTCATCCCATTCAGGGTGTAGTTGCTGACTTTTCCCTGCTGCCGCCGACAGGACAGGTAGAATCTCAGATCATACGTTGTGATCTCATTCAGAGGTTTTCTGCAGAACTGGATCAGCTGCAGATTCTGTTCCCAGTATCTTTTCAGCGTGGATTCAGCCTTGCCTTCAATGCGTTTCGTCGCTATATATCTTCGAAGCATCCCTTCCGCGCTGTCGTCCGTGACTGTCAGTTCCGTAGTACGTTCTTGTACCTCATACCGGTTAAGTTCGATCACGAGAGTGTCCTGTATTGAATTAAGGACATCCTGTGTTGTCTTGCCCTGTAGTGATTGCAACACTGCCTGAATGATATCTTCTCTTGTTTCCATATTTAATTCACCTCCTGCCTGATTATACAGGAGATGAATTAAGCACGAAGTTGACGGATAAATATGTACTGGCAAGGATCGACACCGTAATTATACCCGCTGGTGATGTAGCTGGAAATACAATTACCAGCGGTAAAAGCGTTACATTCAATCGCGTGAGTGATGACGCTCTGTGTATAGCAGTTTTGCGTGGTGCCGGCTGGCTTGGATGTACTGGAACATCAATATCAGGTAATGTGCTTACTACATACTTCTACAGTTGGTCAGGCGGTACGCATTCAGGAGCTGGTACATTTGATATTTTGCAGTTTGTGAAAGTTTCTTAAACTGGTTCGTATAAAATTGCAGCCCGAAAAGTAAAATTGGTATTTTCTGATGCCCCCATAATCTGTCTCATTGTTATCGAAAGTGTTTCATTATCAACGTCCAGCCATACTCGCGTTATTGCATACCACGATGTGGAATACAACCAGTAACCAGTAACATACACCGGTTTATAGCCTGATAGAGATACATTCCAATCTTCACCGGAATAACCGTTGCTTATAGTTCCTGAAAATGTTTTGGTTACGACTTTTCTACCACTTAACTTCGTGTTTAGTGAATTGATCCCCAGCTTCTCTTTCAGGAATGTAACCAGCTGGGAGATTGTAGACTTTTTGAGCACGTTCCCTTCTGCCACAATCATTGTATCTGTGTCCGCCGGTGTTGCTTTTGCGGCCAGTTTTTCCATCAATAATAATTCGATTTCTGACATAATCCTTCCTCCTATTCTTTTACCTGCAGTGCGGCACCATTACCGGTATCCAGTGCCTTTCCTGTCCCTGTTCCCAGAACATATTTGACATTCCGGACATCAACGGATATTAGAAATGTCTTCCTTGTTTCGACTGGATTAGGGTTCAAGGTGACGCTTTCAATATAAACATTTGCTGCCATAACATCACCTCGCCCTGATTTTTACGTTATCCACCCATGTTTCACCGGCGATTTCATAAATATACTTGAACCGATATGTTCCGGCATTCTTCGGAGAGATAAATGCTGCAAGCTCATGTCCGTTGATCTCGCAGTCACCAGAGTTTTCCAGTTCATCTTCTCCATCATCATTTTTGTAGTACAGCTCCCAGCGCGCTGAGTCGATCACGAAAGGAAGATCTGCTTCACATTTTGGTTTAATGACTGCCCTCAGCCAGCGTTCTTCCGGAAGGTCATACCGGACTTCTGCTACATACGCAACGCTCAATTTCATATCCCCTTTCTATCAATTCAGCATGATACTTTCCAGTTCCTACGGTTTCGTTTTCTCCCATATCCATAACATAAGCCCGTATCTCATGTCCGGATATAACAAACATCACCTTGCAGACATGGGATGTATTTCCAGCCTCATCTTCTGCAAATATTTCGACGATATATTTTCCGTCCTCAGTCCATGGCACCGGGATTTCCCATGCGTCGCCCTGCGCATGGGAAAAGATAACCTCAGTACCGTTTGCCAGACCGTAGACTCTGGTGGCCGCCATATCAGTCTGTGATTTCTACGCTGATCACAAAGGTCTTTCCTGCATCTACCGGATTCGGAGTCAGGGTAACGCTCTTGATCACAGGCGCAGAAGTATCCAGTTTTACAGTTCTGGTTACTGTAGTAGACTTGCCGGCAGAATCCGTAGCCACGATTGTAATCGTGTTGCTGCCCTCAGTAAGCGTAAGAACCTTGGAGAAGCCTCCATCGGATCCAACTGTAACATTCTCTGCCGAACCACTGTTGAGCTTGACCGTAACTTTGACCGGGCTGGATGTAGTATCGTTGGTTGTACCCGTAACTGTGCATGCTGCCTGGTTGGTTACAAGGCCATCTGCAGGGGATGT